AATTGTGGTTTATTTAATTTATAGTCGTACTCGCCTTCTCTTAAAATTCGAGCAAGTCGTGCCTGATGGTAAGCATCATCAATTTGATATTTGTTTCTGACAAATTCTTTAATGACAGCTTCCCATTTTTCCCAAAGTTTTTTCTTATCTAAAAGAACTCTAGATGCTTTTACTGCACCAACGCCTACACAACCTTTATAGCCATCACTAATATCGCCTGTTAAAACTTGTGTGCAGAAGAAATGGTCAGCTAAATCATTATCTACTTTTTCTAACTGGTCATCTATAATACACATTTGCCATGCAGGAATTGTTCTCATATCTTTATCTCCTGAAACTATGACACAATTGTTTTTATATTTTCCAGTAGCTAACAATCCTATTACGTCATCACCTTCTAGATTTTTATAAGAAACACACTGGTGTGTTTTTTCAATCCAGTCTCTTAATGGTTTGTAACAAATAGGTTTTCTTATTTTCTTACGATAAGATTTATAGCCACTATCTAATTGTTTTCTGAAATTCTTTTCATCAGAAAAACAAATAATTGGGTTTTTGGATTTTGTTAAACCCATATAAAAACCAATAGATTGTGTCCATAATTGTTTTGCTAAATTAAAATCAGACCATAAAGTCCAATTGTCATTTCCCCAGTTAATAGTTTCCTCTAACGCAGAGGTAATCTTGTAACTAAGTAAATCTCCATCTACCAACATATACTTTTCAGTATTGCTGTAGAACTCATTTATGTTTTTCATATATTTTCTCCATTTTTATTATTGTTGCTGTAGGTAAAACATTCGTATCTCCAAAGTTAAATTCATCATCTGCATCTATTGCCCATGATGAAAAAGTTTTAATAAACTTCTTATCTTTTGAAAAAACGTATGCTTCAATTACACACTGTTCAGGTGTAAATTCTTGTAATTCTTTTTTAGTTTGCCATTCTGAATTGGCGGTTGGGTCGTACCAAGTTATTCTATATTTTTGATATTTAAATTTCATAGTTTAATAAATCTTCTTTTGGAATTATGTGTCCTCTTGCTTCGTAGTTATCGCCACCTTTTTTGATAGGATATTTCAGCATTAATTTTTTGAGAATTTCTGTTGGAATTAAAATCCAAATTTGTTTTTTATTACGTTCTTTTTTGTAAAGACAAATAGCGTAGTAAGTAGATTTGGTTTTATTTATACCTGATGGTCTTCCTGCATCTTCAAATTCAATAAATATATTGCCTGTTTTTTGGCATAGTTTATCTGTTTTACATTCTATAGTTTTACAATGAAGAATTTCTTGAAGTTCGTTTTCTTTGGCTTGACCGAATTTTAAATCCAAATCAAAATTAGGTCTTGCTTTAGTGTGTGTCACTCCAATTGCTACCGACTTTAATTTTACCCTCTAGAGGACATCTAAATTTGAAATAATCTTGAGTTTTCTTAAAGACTTGTTTTGCTATTGATTTAAATTTTTCTATTTTATCTTTGATAACTACAAATTGAAGTTCATCATGAACATGTAAAACCATTCTATAATCTTTTCCCCATTTGAAACCTGCGGTCTCTAAATCTTGATTAATTATGATAGTTCCCGCTTTTACAAGTAATGCTCCTGCGGATTGGATTAAGGTATTGAGTGAACTGAACTCTGCTCTACACATTAATTTTCTTTTATCTAAACCATAAATCCATTTCTGATTTCGATATTTAATTCTTACTGCGTCTTTAAGATTTCGTAATGCAGGTAAAAGTTCTTCAAATTTTTCTCTTATTCTTTTGGCTTCTGAAGCAGAGACATCAAGTATTTCTGACAGTTTGTCATTTCCTGCACCATAAATGTAAGCATATATAAAAGTTTTAGCTTTATCACGGTTTTGCAATCCAAGTAATTTTTGGTTGGCGGAATGTATATCATCTTCAAGAAGTGTTTTCTGAAAATGTCCACTGTCGAAATTATACAAGTAATTTGAAAGTACCCGAAGCTCAAGACCAGAAAAGTCAATACCGCACATAACCATGCGGGTAGGAGCAACAAAAAGCTGACGCATCTCAGAACCCCACTTACTGGCTTTTGAAGTAACGTTTGCCAAGTTTGGATTGAAATGTGTACAGCGTCCCGTAACTGCCCCATTGGTGTTAATTTTTCCATAAATTTTTCCTTTTTTATTTAGTTTTAAATATGCTTGGTTGCCATCAGAAAGCTGTCCCAAGCGTTTTTGTATTAGTAAATGTTCTGATATTAATTTTGCTTCAGGATATTTAAGTTCTTTTAAAACTTTATCATTAACTTCAGGTTTTCCTGTAGCGGTGAAAGCTGATGGCTTCCAACCTAAAGTTTTCAATCTGTCTGCTATTTGGTCTCTTGAATTAGGATTAAAGATTTCTATTTTAAAAATTTCTTTTGGAACTCCTGCTTTAATTCCTCTTTTTTTATTATCTCTTTTATATGTTTTGAAACCGAAAGATTTCTGCCAAGCAGGAAAGATAGTTTGAAGTTTTTCTTCCAAATCTACCTTCCGCTTGACAAGGATTGAATGTAGCTTCTGAGCAGAAGTCTCATCAAAATCAACACCACCTCTTTCTTGTTTGTTTATCCAGTATGCAAAATCATGTTCTAATTTAATTGCATCTTTAGAATAATTTTGTTTTTCAATTAATTTATAAAGTAAGTAGCAAACTTCGACATCACGCTTACAATAATCCTGCATATCTAAAGTCCATGTAGAAAAATCATTATGTTCCTTAAAATCTCCTTTACGAAGTCCTAGTCTATAACCCCATGCTTCAATTGAATGTTTGCCTAAAAGTCTTGGTGGAACTTCTTTAAGTTTATAATCTTCTTCACTTCGATTTGTCCAAATCAAACGGGAACACAAAAGTGTATCCTGGATTTCGCCTTTGTATTCAAAACCAAAAACTTTTTTAAGTGCAGGTAAATCAAATCCTAAAACAGAATGACCAATTAATAATGTTGCTTTCTTTAGTAACTGTAGACCTTCTTCAAGTTGGTCAGGATTATAGGAATAAACTTTTTCAGTTTCTATATCCTTAAACACCATACAGTGAATAGTATCTAGCTTATCTAGAAACCCATTGGTTTCTACGTCAATCACTAGCTTCATAAGAATTTTTTATTGCTAATCCAATTACATAAGGAATTTGTGGTACTAAAGAATTTCCGATTGCTTTAATTCGATTTACTCTATCTTTGTCCAATTTATAGGATAGAGCATGAGTACTTCGCAAAAGTTTGGATTGAGTTTTCCATGTGGTTTCAGTTGGTCTTCCTTCACCGTAGCACAAAGATTTTTTCTTTTGCTCATGCTTATTTGACTTTTTGTTCCCTTGTCTCCACAATCTTTGTAATCTGATTTCCTTAGAGTTGGATAAATTTTGTATAGATGATTGACTGCCATTGTTAATGGTAGTCCGCCTTGCCTGTATTTTCTTTTTCTCATTGTTACGCTGTCCTGCGTTACGGTAGGCAATAATCCAAATTCTTTTTCTTTGATGTTTCGCACCGATACCTGAAGCTGAAATATTAAAGCACCTTGTGGAGTAACCTGTTTTTTCCAAGTCTTTGAGTATGGTATCCAAGTAGAGTTTAACAATTCCAAAAACATTTTCTCCAATGAAAAAAGTTGGTCTGGACTGTTTGATAACTCTAAGAGTTTCTCCCCAGAGATTTCTGTTGTCATTTTTACCATCTTGTTTTCCTGCTATTGAAAATGGTTGGCAAGGAAAGCCAGATGTAACAACATCAGCTTCGACTGGTTTATAAGTTTTAATATCATCATGAATAGGTATTCCTGGAAAATTCTTTTTTAAGACTTTTTGACAAAATGGATTTATTTCAACAAATTGAATTGTTTTAAAATATCCTGTTCTTTCTAATCCATAACTAAAGCCACCTATGCCTGAGCATAAGTCTATGACTTTAAGTTTCATAATTAAAATTTTTTAAATAACATTCTCCACAACCAAGAACGCATTATGGAAACAACCGTAAAAATTAAAGCTATCCAAATGCTATCTAGTATGGTTGGTCGTAAATCGAAAATTGGAAAAATTAGCAACTGTATTAAAATCGCTAAAATAAACCCACTGCCTACATCAATGAGACTTTCGATTAAACTTCTCATTTCATTAGTGGATTTGTGTTACTGTAATTTTATCTGTACTTGGTAATATGTGTTCGACTGATTTTAACGCTTTAGAAATGATAGTTTTTGCTTCATGGTCTCCACAAAGTATAACTGGATAAACATTTTCATATTTAATCGAATTATAAATAGCACTCATAATTGTCTTACATGTTTCAAAAACTAATTGTTGCTGTGTTTGTGATAATTTTAGGTAATCTTCTTTTTCTACCAGGAATGATAAAATAAATTTAGTAAGCAAAGCATCATTCATCAAAATTACCTTCACTTAATCTTCCAGTGTCCTTATTGTAAATTAAAGTTGAAGCAACTCCTGTATCACCTGAAAATCTATTCTTCAAAACTCTACAAGTTAAAATATTATGTTCTGTTTCAGATTGTTGGTTTCTTTCAAATCCAACTACACAATCAGATAACTGTGCTAATGAATGACTTCCTCTTAAATGAGAAAGAGAAGTTCGGACACCTTCTTCATGTCCATACTTTCCTTCAGGACGCTTTAAGTGAGAAACAACAAACATAGCGCATTTTAATTCTTCTACTAATTTTCTTAATTGCGTCATGGTCATATCTATTAAGCGTCTTTCATTATCTGTATCTAATCCTGAAATTACGATTGAGATGTGGTCTAGAAAAATAAATTTACAGTCTAGAGCTTTGACCATATATCTAATTCTATTCATTAGGTCTTCGCCAGTACTGCTACCGAAGTGGTCATAAAAGCAAACATAGTTTTTTATTTTCTCCCACGCTTTTATAATTTCTTCATCAGGAGTTTTTTTTCTAACTTCTGGTATGTGTAATAATTTATTTAAAGGTACAGAAACAATTCCTCTTACGCTTCTCTTAACACTTTCTTCTAATGCGATATAACCAACTTTTTGTTTTAAACTAATTAAGTGATGAGCAAGTTCTCTACATACTTGTGATTTACCTGTGCCTGAACCTGCGCATATTAAATTTAATTCACCAAGTCTTATTCCACCTAATTTTCTATTTAAACCATTCCATAAATATGGAACGCTTTCAGTGTAATCATCACGAAGTAAAATATCTTTAGTTTCGCTACCTTCTATAATTCCTTGTGGCGTATATGCTTTGGCTTCCCATATAGCATCTATAATTTTATTTCCTTTTCCATTTACTAATAATTCATTTGGGTCTTTAGCTTGTAATTTTGCTATTTTAACTCTTTTAACTGGAAGTAAATTAGCGCAATCAACAGATGCTTTTAATCCTGCATTATCTGCATCTAGCATTAAAATGATATTTTCAAATTTACTTAACCATTCTAATTCTCTTTTAATATATTTTTTTGCACTGGCAGCACCCGAAGGTACTGACACAACAGGAAAACGATTATTCTGCATTTGAGAAACTGACATTGCATCAATTTCGCCTTCAGTAATTATGATAGTTTTTCCACCATCTCTCCAATTTTGCTGTCCGAACAAACAGATTTCATTAGTATCACCTAACCAAATAAATGATTTATCGGGAAAGCGTAAATGCTGTGCTACTTTTTGATAGTTTTTATTATAGTAATTAGATATGTGGCATTTCTTATTGTTATAAGTACCAGTCTCATAATTAAATATTTTACAAGTTTCCGAATTTATTTTTCTTTTCGGAAGTGCTTCTGTTATTCCGCTTATCATGCCTTTGATTTCTTTTTTAATTGGTATGTGGTCAGGAAGCTGACCGTTTGTTTTTTGATAATCGTGGCAACCAAAACAGTAGGTATGACTATTGTAGATGGCTAAATTGTCTCGACTGCCACAATTTTCGCAAGGAGCATGTCGAATGAATTTTTCTTCCTTAGATAACTCCGCCATCACGAAGTTCCTCTAAGTCAGCTTCATTCGTCAAACCATCTTGGAATTTGTAATTTGGAATATCTTCATGCAATAAATAATCTTGAACATCAAAGTTCGGACAAGTCTTTTGTTTGTCTAAATCATAATGACCAACAATTCGTGCATCAGGATATTTTTTGACTAATCTTGTTAATTCTCT